AAAATCTTCAGCGATTTCAGTACGAATACCTCTTTCAACTGCTAATTCATTTTCTTTCATCCATTCTTCAACAACATAGTTTAGATATGAGTCAACTTTTTCGACCATAGCTTCTTTTACTGTTTCAGTTTCTTTTGAAAGTTTTTCGTCATACTTGGACTCTAGTACTTTAACCTGTTCTTGTATTCTTGTCTTAACAGCAGTTTCAAAAATAGTTGCAGCCTTTTCCTTGAATTCCTCGGATAGGTCGGCATCACTTGAAACTAGTGCCTTGACATCATCAGATAGGTCAATATTCAATTCAGTAGATTCTTCAGCAGTTTCAGCAATTTCTTCGCCTTCAACTTCTGTTTCTTCTTCTTTCATGCTAGATGGTTTTTGGTCTTTTGGTAAAGAACCGTCCTTCTCATCTTTATTAACCTGGTCCGATACTTTAGATACCTTTTTCGTAGCGTCTGGGTTACTATCAGTTGCTTTCACAACTGGAGCACCAAGATCCTCTGCGTCATTTTTAAGGTGGTTAGGTTCAGCTGGAGCTGCGTCTTTGTTAGCCGCATTTTTAATTTGCTCTTCTACCGTATCTAACTCTTTTTTTACTTCGGTTTCAGACATTCGGTCTCTCCTTAATATTTAAAAATTAATTAATTTTTCTTATTACTATTATTTATACATCTCACCATCTCAAACCCCACGCTTTTTAAATAAGCTGCGTAGGTTTTAATATTTAGATAAGAAGTCTTTAAAGATTTTAGCAGAAACTTCGGCAAGTTCTTTACGTTTAGTTCTACTAATTTCTTCTTTGTATCGTTCAACTTCCATACTTTTCAGTATGCCGTTGTCCCACACCCATTCTTTACCCTCCATGATACCTTCTACGAAAGCGTCTGGAGCACTTGGGTCTGCTACTATATCAGCAGCAGTTGCAAGATAAAAGTCTTTTCCAACAACATTTTTTCCTTGCATTGTTTGAATTGAACCCATACCTCTTGATGATACGCCTAATTGAGCACCTTCGTCAATCAAATTCTTGACAATTTTACCGTAGGGTGTATCCATTATCTTAGCCTCACCTATGAAGTTTTTACCTTCAGATTTTAGACTAGTAATCATGTGTGAAACTCTTTCAAGGTTAACAGTAGGTCCGTCAGGATGTCCTAGTTCACCAAAAGCACGTTTCTTGTTTATAAATTCTTTAGTGTATCGTGCAACTTCTTTAGCAAGAGTCTGTACTGGATAAACACGACCATTACGGTTCTTAATATCCGCCTGCATAAACACACCTCGTATCTTGTAAGACTTACCACCGTTGGTAGTTGCCTCTGTTAAGACTTCGATATCTTCTATTGTTTCTGTAATTAGTTTCATTTCTCCACCTTTTCTTTATTGTTATAAACTTTATCTATAACCTCTCTTTTTAGTTCTTCTTTTTTTATTCCATACTTTTCTGCAAATGCTCTTTTAAATTCATCTGCAAGATAAGTTTTAGATTTTGTTCCTACAATTCTTTCTAGAATTGCTTTTGAATAATCTTTTTTCTTTTTCGCCATTATCTCACTTCTAATATTATTGTATAGTTATCGCCTGCAACAAATCCTTTTGTTGATAATAATATATCACCAGCAGGAGCTACATTATCGGTCAATGTTGCGTTATTAGGAATACTATTACCAGAAGTAAAGTAATCATGATAACCACGACCAGAAAGAAATGCTATTGTTGAATTAGCAGAACCTGTTCCACTACCTGCCCACAATAATTCTATTCCTGATTTACCATTTGTTGTGTTGACTGCCCACCATATTTTTGCAAGCACTCTGTTACCATTTTCAGTCATAAAATTCAACGCACTAGCATCCATTTTAGTTACAAGTGTTTCGCCTGATCCATCACTAATATTAGTAAACTTCATAACAGTTTTAACACCACTGGTGTCTGCTATCGTTTGTGATGTAACTACATCTGCCATATTATTTTCTCCTAAACTCTGTAATTAACAAATAACTTTCTACATTAGAGTCAGATGTTAATTTTATTTGTTTATCATTTCCAAATTTTAACTGATTCGGTCGTAATCCATACTTACCTTTACCAGTAAAACTTAAATCATTATCTTCACTATCAGCACTTAACTTTAAAGTTCCTGTACCTTTTACTTGAAAATGGCACTCAATCAATTCAATTTTTGATTCGTTTGTGCCCTCTGTCAATTTTTCAACGTCAACTAATATCTGGTCAGTCTCATCTTTGATACCCTTCGATTGTACAATGTACTTAGAAGTAGTATCAACAATAGGTATATTTGTTATCGCCATAGAAAATCTTATCTACTATGCAGTAAATGCTTCGTCTTTTCTTAATTCGATAATAACACTACCAGAAGTTCCAAGAGCAGTTAGCTCTAAATCTCCTGAAGTCGCTGTCGTGTTAGTTGCGTTATTCGTAATTTTTCCAGCAGTACCATCATAGTGTCCTGTACCTGCAAGTTGAATTGCGATAGTATCCGATGAAGCCCCTTTAAATTGTATCTGTACATGACCTGTATTATCGTCAGCAGTACCTTGTACTAAAGACCACCATACTCTAGTGATATCTAATTTTGCACCGTTAGCGTGTCCTGCCAAACCACTTGCGTCAAGTATGTTTGAATTAGCAGTAGTGTTATCGTCCATGTTTACCAGAACAGTAACTTTACCACCAGCTGCACCACTACCTGTTGCGATAGCTGTATCTTTAAGTGTTCTTGTTGCAATTGCCATTTTTTATTTCCTTACTTTATTGTTTCGTTATCAATGTATCTTTCTATACTTGATACATTAATACCATGTTTTTTTGCTACTTGACTAATAATACTCTCCACTTTTCCTATAATAGGATCAGATGCCTTACTAATCATACTGTAAACATCATCTATAGCAGCCTTCATTTTCGGAGATAAATTATTATACTCCTTACCTTTTTCAGGTCCACCATACTTTCGTTCATTTAGTTCTTTTTTAAACTTCTGAAACGACAGGCTGTTCATTTGATTCCTCGTCATTATCTATTTCAACGGGTTCTTGTTCAGCAGTTTCTTCTTCAGAAGGTTTCATGTACTGAGCATTTTGTTCTAAATCCTCTGTTTCATGAGCTGCGTTCAACCAATCATTTGCAACGGTCATTCTCTTGTCATCTAAAGCAATACCTATCTTATCTGATAAAGCACTTTTAAATGCGTCTTGAGCTGTGATATTATCACCATCTGCAAGTGAGTCAACCATTGATTTTACATTGTCATTCGCCATAATTAATTATCTCCTATATTGTCTATACTATTTATATCAGTATCTTCGTCATCATCCATTTGTGCGCCTTCTGGATTTGCAATAATACCTTGTTTAATTTCGTCTCGAATCTGACTATCAATTTCAATGATATCATCATCACTTTGTCTTAGAACAACTTTTCTAATATATTCAACAGAAAAGTATTTACCAATATACGGACTAACTTCGTTTACAAGACTTAATCTTTCTCTCATCATTTCTGCGTTTTTTAATTCAGAAAAATATCCGTCTTTTAGATAATCATATTGTATATGTTCTTTTAGATTTGACCAATCTTCAATTGTAATAATACCTTTTAAAACTAGTTGTGTTTTAAGTACATCATGAAACAATTGTGTAAATCTTTTTCTTAATCTTTGTACAAATTTAGTGAACTTTAATTCATCTCTTGTAATTTCTGCAGCTCTTCCCATGTTAAAACCATTTTCTGATTCCATTCTAGAAATAGGTACATTTAAAGATTTGTATAATTTCTTTTGAAAGTAAACAACATCTGTAATCTCACCAAGATTTTGTCCACCAGGTAATGTAGAAACTTCTGTGCCTTTTGCACCTTCTCTACGAGGTAACCAAAAATCTTCAAGCATTGACATATGTTTTCTGTCGTCTCTTACTTCACCAGTCGAAGCGTCATAGACAAGCTTGTTTCTATATCTTGACATCACATCTCTTAGATATGCTTCTGCTTTTACTTTAGGTAAGTTTCCTACATCAACATAGAATACTCGTCTTTCAGGTGCTCTTACTATTCTGTAAATAACAACAGC